ACCTGCAGCGGCATTTGATGCCCCGCCGGCGCTAAGTCCTACATTTGTGAGTCCGAGGAGCTGGCTGTACATGTTGTTTTGCTGGTCAGTCATCATGCTCAGGTAGTTCTGTCCAAGCTGAGGCGCGATAGCTGCAAGCCCGTTTGCTGTCGCCGAGCTTCCCAGCCCACCGGTTGCTTCAGCGCTTGCCAGTTGCTGATAGCGAGCCTGGTCAGCAAGTTGCTGATACTCGTTGCTGTTGTAGTAGTTACTCAGCGATGCATTGCGATCAATCGGCTGCCCTGCGATAGCTTGCAGCCCGGCCAAGCCTGATTGCCCCGCAGTGAGGAACGGTGCCAGGGTTTTCTTTTGGTCGTTATAAATTTGCAGCGCTGTCGCGTTCGACTGATTTGCAGCACTGGTTTGTGCAGCGGCCGCTTGGTTAGAGCCGGTAATGCTGCCTACTACGTTTCCGATTGCTTTGCCGATGCCGCTCATTGTGGCCTCTTAATCATCAAAATAATGTTGCCGATAGTTCCGTCAGTGAATTCCATGATGTAAACACCTTCGAACTGGAAGCCGAATTTGAAAGCGAGGTTGCAGACCTGCTTATGCTCAACACGGATGGGAGCATGGATTTCGCGATTGCCGATAATTGCCAGGATATCTGTCACGGCCTCCCGGCAATGGCGGCGCTCAGACTTTTTCATAGCCATATGGAGTTCGACGTGATCGCCTGTCTCAATGACCACAAACACCCCCACGCCATGCCACAGCCAGTAATCCCCAACAGCATCAGGCCAGCTGTGAACGCCCCATAGACGCATCAATCCCTGCCCGGTAAGAGCATCAATCTTCAGAATCATGGGTTTCCTCAGTTAATCAGGCCGTGAGAGCGCATCGCGTCCTCCAGGGCTTTAATTCGCTGCCGGGCGGCGACCAGTCCGTTAGAGAGAGCCTGCACCTCTGCTTGTGTGTACGTGGCGCTTACAGTGAATGTTGTGCTGGCGTTAAAAGCCCCTTTTAGGGCGGTGCCTGTGGCCGCAGTGAAGCCGGTTACACGAGCACCTACCACTTTCGTCCCATTTACCGAATAAGACGTAGCCACGCTTATTGGCGAGCTGATTGCCTGGGCCTCAGTGGCTTTCTTTGAAACAGCGTCAGCCTGCAAATTATCGATATCTGTCTCTGCCTGGGTGACCCTATCTGTTAATGAGGACTGGTCGGTTTGGATTTTCCCGATATCCTGTTCTGCTACGCCGACACGGTCACTAAGCGAGGTGATGTCCATTTCGCTTTGAGTTATCCGCTGCTCATGGCCTGCAAGCTCTGTTTCATTGGCAGTGATGCGCTGGCCATGGTCAGTAAGCTGCTGCTCATGTTCAGCTAACTCTGCCTCGTTCGCTGCAATCCGCTCTTCATGGCTAACCAGCGTACTTTCAGCCTGGGTAATGCGCTTTTCGTGATCTGCCAGGGTGGCTTCGTTCTGCTCAATGCGCGCCTCATGGTCAGATATTTTTAAATCCTGTTCGTCGTTCTTCTGCTGGGCATCATAAGCGCCCTGGCTGGCTTCATTTGCCTTGTTGGCAACCTTGCCAAAGTCATCGCCCTGCTGGATGACATAAAGCCGGTAAGATTGACTAAACACTGCCGGGAGCAACGTTGCATCAATGCGAGATGCCTGAATAACCACAGGCTGGTTTAGTCCTGCATCTGCCATTATTCGACCCTCACCGACGCACCGGATAGCGTGACAGGCGATCGCGTGACAACCCGCACCTTAAACGCAATGTTCTTGCGTATGCGGCCAATCCTGCGCCACAGGACGCGCTTGTCATAAACGAATGGTTCATTCGAGGAGAGCATCTGCTCACGACCATAATTGATACCGTCAGCAGTTGCGGAGATGAAAAGCTTCTCTGCTTCCTGAGATACTCCTGTTGCCGCTTCCAGTTCGAAATCAAAAACCCGTGCGTTATCTGCCTTGAAGAGCGGCGTGTATAGCAGATGCTCGGCCTGTTCATCGTACTGCGCAGAAGTGTTGAAGGTGAGCGTGCCGGTGATGCCTTCCAGCTTGTCCCCTACGGTTATCTCATTGCCTTCGTACATGAAGTCGATGGCGCGATGCACATCATCAGCCAGGCCGGACTTCAGGATTGTCCATTGTGGCCCGTTTTGAGAGGCAGAAGCATCGTAGCAGAGCACATGCCGCGCAAGGTGGATGATCAGCAGCTCATGCGAGTCAAAGCGCACAGATTCCATTACCCCGGCTGCAAGCTCTGTTGCGGAGTAGCTGCGGAGAGTCTTCTCAACAGAAGAGGATGCCAGCGGTGTCACTTGCCCGGAACTGATAACGTAGACCGATGGCGCACCCGTTGCCGGATGACTGATAAATGCGTAACTCTCAGCAAAAGGTGTCTTGCAGTGCGTACCGGCAATGCCTTTGCTGACCATCAGTGATGGTTGAGCAACATAGATGGCCGCAGAGGTATCGGTAGCTCCGGTCAGAGAGAAGTATTCGATGGTAGAGGTGCCAAACATCACCACGAAATCACGCCATACACCGCACCCCTGGATGCCGTCAGGCTGGGATTCGGCCTGATAGAAAGCACGGTAACGGTCAGGGTGAGACTCGTCTTCAAGGTCAGTCACGCCAAAATTATCTGTTCCGTCTTTCACCCAGATATAGCGGCCACGCAACCGGCACACATCACGAACAGAACCAATATCATATTGCTCGTAATCCGTTCCGTTCCAGTTTGATAGCGTTTTGATAGTGCCGTCATACCGATAAAGCTTCAGCTCACCTTCAACAGCTACCGCCTGGCTGGTGGCGCTATACGCCATGCTGACTCGCCCGCTTCCAGCCACATCCTCTATGGCATCAGCGCCTTTATGAAGATTCCCACCCAATACGCGATATACGGCATTCTGAGCAGTGTTGTACTGAGCGCCACGCGATACACCGTTTACGTCACTGCGCTTCACCACACCGGGAAAGGAGCGCAAATATCCGGAGGCATTGAGGACTTCTTTGGGGGTCGCCAACATATTGACGGGAAGGAGGTCGATATAGTCCGCGTTGGCGTGATCTTTACCCGTTCCCTTCATCAGTGGAAGTTGTGTTATCGGCATCGTCGGTTTCCTGTCTGTGGAAATAGTTCCAGCTATTCAGCATCACACCCCTGTTACCGGAACCAACAGGCATACGGTTGGGGTATCCACCTCTCCCGGCTTTTGAAGCGCGGCTTAACGCAGATTTCTTGTAGAGCAGCTCTTTGCCGTTCCGGGCAGTGGCAACCACCTTCCCAGCTGGTTCGACCGCATAATCAGGTGCGATGCGAACTGCGAGGTTATGAACCACGGCGCTTACAGATTGCGGTTTCATGCCATGAGCATCACCGCCATCCGGATAAACGTCGTCTGCCGCAAAGCTGTAGCCCGCATCAATGCCGGCACCATTCTGGAACCACTCAGCCATCATCATTTCGAGGTCTTGAACGGCATCCTGAGTTGATTGAGGTTCAACGTCTGTGAGCGTTGCGTCTGAGGCAATGCCAAGCTTGCGCAGCGCGGCATTAACCAGATCACCCTTTGTCGTCAGATTCATCGCTCACCTCTTCTTGAGGTTCAGTTGCATCTTCGGGCTTAGGCTTGCGTCCGCCCTTCTTCTTAACTTCTGGGCGAAGTGTAAGCAGGCGTGAAAGCACGTCATCAGCCGTATGCCCATCCCACTCCTTCCCAAACTCAACCTCGGTGCCTTCTGGAAGGTTTTCGATCTCACTTTGTGGCAGATGATATGTGGCTGAGCCTTCAGGAGTATCAATACCAGCCAGAATCCATCCTTCCCATTGCTCGCCATCGCTATGCCGAAAGCTCCACCATGCCTGCTTCGGGAAAGCATTCATTAATGTGGAGAAGAGCCGAACGCGGTGTGCATAAAGCTCATTGAATGTGTGATATCCGTCGGATACTTCACCCATGTCTTTTTTGTCTTCGTCGCTGCCCTGATCATCGTCAGGCACATCGTGCGGGTGCAGGTGCCAACCGTCAGAAACAAAACTTTCCACGTCGTCACTGGGTACCAATTTTGTCTGTAGGTTGCGTCCCCAGATACTGATATTTCCACCTGCTTTATAAAGCATTGTGCTCATGGTTATCTCCAGTAAGAAAGGGGCCGAAGCCCCTTGTCATCAGCCTTCGATGGCGGTGGCTACGTCTTGGTTAGCCAGGCCGACGCCGATTGCTTCCGGGCGCACGGCGGTTGCCGCGTACCACAGCGCAATACGGCACTTGCCGCCGAGGATGTCGATATCACCCTGGAAGGCGATCACCCCGTTCAGGCCAGTGCCCGGCACGCTGAAGCTTTGGGACTTCATGCCGGAGAACAGGTCATGGTCGAGCGGGATCGGCTGGGACAGCAGGCGGATAGAGTCATCAGCCCAGAACACGTTGGTCGGTGCAGTGTCAGTGTTCAGCACGTTGATCGCAGCGCCGGCAGCCAGCGAGGTATTCACGTTGGCATAAGCACGTTGCTCAGCGGTCAGGGTCGTGTCATCCAGCGCAACCGGCTTCGGTGTGATGGTCAGGTTGTCGCCGTTCACCGCTACTACGGAGAAGGTCGCATCCTGTACCAGCACGTTTTTCGCCATCTGTGACAGGAATTTCACGCCAGCAAAGGAGATCTTGTCACCGCGCTTGAAGCCGGTGCCGGAGCTTACGGCGACGGTCGCAAAGCGGTTATCGACGTTCTCTTTGTTGCCGTCATTGTCCAGACGCCATGCTTCCGGCTTGAACTTCTGCGCGCCGCTGACGGTAACGCCAGTTGCGGTGGAGCCGACCAGAGTCGGGAGCTTCGGAGAACGCAGCACGTCGTTGAATCCGGCAACCTGCTTCTGCAGCACACCCTTGGTGTAAGCGTCATCCTGGACGCGACCGTAGAAGTCTTTGCCGGCCAGATCACGACCTGCGCCACGGTAGTCGTTGGCGTTGAAGAAGAACGAGAGGCCAGCATCGCGGTTGAGTTCGCGGGCAAACATCAGGGATTCGGCTTCAGAGATGAAATCCCAGCCGGTATTGGCGTTGCCAATAGGGCCGGTGCTGGTAACAACCAGTGAACCCATTTCAGCGGCCTGACGGGCGATTTCTGTTTCGACGTTGTTCGCCAGTTTCTTGGCGGATGCCTGGATACGGCGGCGGTATGAGGTTTCATCGCGAACATCATCGGCACGGAGCGCGAAAAAGTCGTTGTCCGGGTCGTTCATGTTAACTTTGACGGACAGTTCGAGGATGTCGGTCTCTTTGTCGGTCAAATCCCAGCCGCGTTGGGTCGGTGCTTCCTGCTCCAGCGGCATCCAGACGGTATTACCTGAGCGCTGCATGGATGCACCCGGCGGCGTGTATTTATCAACACGCTCTGCCATTGGGGTGAGGTTCTGGATGGTTTCGATCACTTCGTCGATTGCGTAGGTGATCAGTTGGCCTTCGGATAATGCCATGGTTAGATTCCTTTAAGCTGTGCTTTTAATTTGCGGTACGTTTCTGTGTCACCCTTCGCTGCGGCCTTCTCCATCTGCTTTTGCAGTGCGGAGACATTGGCTGCAACGACGCTGCCCTGCACCGGCTCATCTACCGGAGGGGCTGAAGACACTTGCTTGCCGCGAGGCTTGAGAGTTAAACGGTCTGACAGGCGGGCTAATTCAATCAGCGCCTGTTGGTCATTCATCGACATCAGCTGCCGGACTTTCTCTGGGTTAGAGCCCAGGTGGTAAATCAGCGCTGCAGACTTCTCAGGGAAGAGTTGCATGATGCCGACATCCACACCGGCCGGAACCAGTTCGCGGAATGCATCCTCTTTCTCCTGATAGTCAGGCAGGTTGAGCTTTTCAGCGGCGTCATAGTGCTTACGAGCCGCCTCGACATGCTGAGTGGATTGGCGGGTAAAGTCCTGAGTCTTACGCCCCTGCTCTGCAACAGCACTGCTACGTGCGTCCAGAGCCTTCACTTGCCAATCGGACTGGGCGGCGTTGAATGCGGCCAGTGCGCGGTTGGTGTCGTAGTCGTAACGGGACAGCGCTTCATCAGACAGGAAGTCGTTCACATCCGGCTGCTTCGGCAACTCAGGATTTACCCGCAGGTTTTCGGGAAGCTCACCACGCTTCACCGCTTCCATTTGCTCTTCCAGCTCACGCTGACGCTTACGCGCAATGCGGCGGGCTGCAAATTTGGCGTTGGTGTCGTGGTCTTGCTTCGGTTTTGTCTCATCGTCGTTCAGGACAATGTCGAAGCCTTCATCGTGCCCTTCGGTTGCGGTGGCATTACCGTCAACCTGACCATCAGCTGATGCCGCAGTCTGATCGCCGGGCAGGGTTTGTTCTTCAGTTGCCTGAATTTCGGTGGTATTGCTCATGTTGTTTAGCTCTCTCACATGGTTCGAGGAATCTCGCCAGGGTTGGCGGAAGGGATATTTTGTTGTTGCCGGCTGGCAACCTCGTTCAGCAACTTAATGGCATCCATCACAGCCTTGCTGTCTATGTTTCTGGCCTGAGCCAGCTTCCAGATAGTGTTGGCCTGTGATTCCTGCGCATCTTGCTGAGCGGTAAATGCTTTGATTTGAGTCTGTGCAGTCTCGTTGCGGGCGCGTTCTGCCTCTGCCTGAGCAGCGACAATCTGAGCCTGTGCAATGAGCATATTTGGGTCTTGCTGACCTTGTTGTGCCTGCTGCGCCTGAGCCAGCCATTGTTCTTCTTCCGGTGTCTCCGGCTTCTTGAGTCCCATAGTGACCAGTTGCTTGCTTGCGTACTCACGCATCATCTCAACGCCTTTACCGTCAAGTAGCGTGAAGTATTGGAGCAGAAGCATCTGAAACTCTGGCGTCCCCTGGGGAACCTTGGATAGCAGGTCGAGAATCTCGGAACGGTTCTGACTCTTCATCGACTGGTATGACGGCCCCACATCGGTGTACGTCTCATAGCGGCCCCGGATGTCATTCAGCGTGACAACGCGCCCTGACTGGTAATCCACAGCCTGGGTAAGCAGTTGCACTTCCTTCTCGCTGCCATCTTCAAGCGTCATCGCCACGTTGCGCGGCACGTCATAGATGTCGTTGACCATCGCCGCATAGATTTCCCCATCACGGCGCATTGCAGTGGCGAGGTTATCCATGAAGACATACGTCTCAAGGTCAGAGCGCATGTTCAGCTGGTTAACGGTATCGAACGCCACCTGTCCGCCTGCTGCGGCCGCATCAACACCCACGTCCGCCACCTCTTTCACGGCAGCCGTTGCGGCCTCCAGCATGTACGCATTGGCCTGCGGAACTTCAGGAGCTTCAGCATACTGCACAGGGCCAGGAGGAAGGTCATTCCCGTTTTCATCCGTACGGTTAAGGAGGTTGTACGGATAGTCCTCACGGCTGCAGTACATGTGCTCGTACCCTGCGATTTGCTCAGGGTAAAAATAAGGTTTCTTTTGCGGTGTCCGGGCAACAATATCCGCGTTGAAGCTCATGATCATGTTGCGCAGGCGCTGGCCATCTTTGGTCAGCCTGACAACGCCTTCATAAACCTCTTTGTCACCGGCAAATGACCACTCACCAAATACCGGCACGATTGGGATATGCTCGCCAGCGATCAGCTCACGGTCTTTCAGGATGGCGGCCTGTGTGAGCAGGGTTTTGTACACGCGGCGGCGCTTAACCTTGCGCTCACCAATCTTGACCATCCCTTTATCAGCCAGGTCATCAATCACATCAGCGATGTCGCGCTTAAAGTAACTTGACGGTTCGCCGGTCAGCGGGTCTTGGTAGATGTAAACCGTCTCCTTCTTCTCTTCTACCTCATAGTGCTCAGCGATGTAGAAGATGCTGCTGCTCGACCAGGGGAATGTCCAGTTGCTGCTGGGTGACTGGAAGGTTGGTTTCTCTTCGGCGTCCAGCCCATGCTCATCTGCAAAGGCTTCCCAGCCATCCTGGCTCATTGCACTGATTACCGTGCAGTGCCGGGCATCGCTTTTATCCATCTGCTTAGCGTTGGCATCCCAAACAACGTGAGAGCAGGCTTCGTGGATGGGAACGCGGCGGATCACCTGGTTGTTGCTGGTGGGGTCTTGGTCTTCGTAATCTGTGACAAGACGCCAGGCACCTACCCCTGCCTCAATCTGCTCACGTACTGCAACGTTGACCGAAATCTTCGCCGTGTTATGCCGCATGTCAGTACGATACATCCCCATCAGGATATCTGCCGAATCAGGCGAGGCGTTATCTTTCGGCTTGAACATCACATCAACAGGGTTCTGGCGCATCTCAGCAACCAGCTTGCGCACAACCGGCCGCACCACGTCGAACTGCCCGCGATACTGGAGCGTTGTGTACTGGTTCAGCCAGTCATCCCACTGCGACACGCGGCTGAAGAAGAGGTCATTAATCGCTTCAGTTCTGGCCTCATCGCTGGCAACCCAGTCCCGGTCGAACTTCCCGAGAATGGTCTGCAATTTTTCATCTTTGTCGGCCATTATCTACTCCGGGAAATTGGGCGAATGGGTGCCGGTATTTTCTTCTCTTTAGGTTTCCTGATGTCCCGCATACAACGCGCGAAGCGACGCATCATGTAGGCATATCGACAAGCTGAAAGGACGTCATCGTTTATTTTCACAATCCGTCCGTTTTCATCTCGGTGATAAAGACGGAACTCATCGAAGAAGGGTTCGCAGGTATTGAATACCTTGAAGCGCCCATCAAGCATCATGTCTCGGATCTCAATCAACCCTGGCTCAACAGCATTTCCGCCATCAGGCCATGTAGCGTGCTCAGGTAGCATCATGAATCCAGCGTCAGCGTATTGTGTACGTAACTGCTCACCGCCTCCTTTTTCATGCTGATGACCATCGTGAGGCCACGCGCACGGGATTCCTTTGTTCCAGGCTTTAACAGCGCCCCACGCTTGCACAGCGGTTTTCTCTGCCTGTTTCCAAACCTGGGGGATGTAGATGGTGTCAGCGTCTTTATCCCACCACATTTGCACTTGCGCCTGCGGATGGTCCCATCCGAAGTCCATTGCATTGAGCACATAGAAGTGATCGGGACATTCGAACGGCTGACATTTGATAGTCTCTTCAGATATCTGGAAGATTCGCCCACTACCCATGGTAGGAATGCCTTTAGCTCGCGCTTCACGCTCATGCTCTGGGTAGGATGCAACGATTTTCTCTTTCTCTTCCTCGGTGTAATGGTCGGCGTCATAGATGGTCATGTTGACCACCTTCTGAGCTTTACTTGGGTTCTTGAGGAATTTTATAACCACATCAGACATGCCCATCAGCGGGGTGAATGTCAGGATGGAAAACTGTCCGTATTTATTTGTACGAGTTAAGCCTTCAGCATAAATCGTGTAGGGTGGCTCTTCGTCAAACCATACGCCGTGTATGGTGTCCCCTTGCCAGCGCTGCCGGCCTTGCGAGTAGGGCTTGAAGTAGCAAATGGACATGCCATCTACAACCCCATCGGCGTTGTGATGACGAATGAGTATGTGGTCTACAAGGTTCGGCCCGAACGGTGACTTTTTCCAGCTGATGATGTCCTCTTTCGGGAGAGCGCCATATCCTGGACCATCGTTCTCTTCAATGCGGCCGCAGAGTATCCTTTGGGTGGTTTTAGTGATGGTTTCGTTTGTTTCACCACCCACCCAGAACACTACCGGCTCAGTAAATTTCTTCCCTTCCCAACTCCCGCCATAACTGCCATCTTCAGGGTAACCCTTAGTTCCTGGATAACGCCCCGTCAGGTGGAATGCGACTTCTGCGCCACCGGTATATGACTTCCCCAACTGGTTGCCAGCCATAAAGCAACGCTCGGTGTAGTTGCCGCCGGCATCTATGAAATCTCTTTGCTTAGAGTAGGGGTGGAATTCATAAAGCTGGTGTGTACGGCTGTACTCGTTTTCTTCTTCCAGTAGCTCAAGAAGCTCTATTTGCTCTTCTTCGCTCAGGTCATCAAGAATCGTTTCGTTTAACACGGTCGAGAAGCTCCTGAATGCGAGAGCGGCGCTTATCGCGATCTCCCTTATCAGGTGTCACGTCTTCGACTTGCTGCTGCTCTTTTAAGCCCAAATCTCGGGCGATGATGTTTGCGTTTAACAGGTCAGCGGCGGCACCTGAGAACTTCTGGTCATAGATGACCCGCTCGGCTCGCGTAGTGACTTCAGATAAATCTTCTCGAGAGCGATAAACGCGCCAGGTTTCCATAGTGATGTCGAGAAACAGAGTTAACCCGGTTAGCGTCATGGCACGCATCTTTGCCATTGGCTCTTGAGTGACTACCCCTTGGAAGGCGAACGCTTTCATTTCCCACAGTGGGTTTTCTTCTACCCAATTGAAATACTCGCAGCAGGCCGCCCAGAGTTGTTCGGGAGACTCGAATTTGGGGTTGCGCCCATGACTGCTACGGGCCTCCCAAAATCGGTTACCCTTTGGTGCTGCCATTGCTTGCTCCTTCTGTTGCCATTATCGAACGCCCGGTAACAGGCGCTCTGTAATGATCACTTCATCAGTGAGTATTCTTTACTGAATTCTTTCGCTTCCATGTACATCGGCTGGCCGTCGATCGTTTCAACGTAGTAGCCGCCCTTCTCAGGCTTTTGGATGCTCATGTACTCATGAGACACATCGAATTCAGGGTAGAACTCGTCTTCCGGCACGATTACGCCGGTGCCGTCCACAGCCTGCTTCACTTCTTTGATCTTGAGTGCCAGCACCTGGGTTTCTTTGCCTTTGTAGCGAGGCAGTTCTTTGCGTTTGAGCGCCATCGTTCTTTCCTCTTAGTTGCCGATTACAAACATTGATGCAACAGCGTTTGCGGGAGCGTTGCCAAACGGGCTGCCATTGAGAAGAAGCGTCCCGACTGATTGCTTCACAGTAACGCTGCAGCCGGTCGTTGTGATATCTGAAGCCTGGCCGATTACCATCTGGTCGCCGCTCCATACTGGATTGGGCAGTACCGTTGGCGGGGTTGCGTACTTCCTTGCGAATGTGACAGACACCTTGGTTCCAGGCGTTACCACTTTTGCAGAGACCAGCTCGTTATATACAGGCGTGGCGTTTGTTCCTGCGGGGCCTTGTAGGCCGGTCGCCCCTGTATCGCCTTTAACGCCCTGGGGGCCAGCGGGTCCAGCTGCGCCGGTTTCTCCCTTTGGTCCCACCGCACCCGTTGCGCCAGTGTCGCCTTTCGCACCTGTATCACCTTTGGGGCCAGTTAATCCTGTCAGGCCGGTATCGCCCTTTGGCCCTTGCAAACCAGTGTCTCCCTTGGGACCCTGAATTCCTTGCGGCCCCATAGCGCCGGCATCACCCTTATCGCCTTTGGCACCTTTTGCCCCAGCCTCCCCGGGATCGCCTTTATCTCCCTTATCCCCTTTCTCTCCCTTATCACCCTGTGCGCCGGGTGCGCCTTGTGGACCTGTTGGCCCTTGTGGACCAACCTCGCCAGGAATCCCTTGGGGAATGGACAGATTGAGGGACTGATTCGGCGGTTCGCCTTCACCGGATGCGGTCGCAGCACTACCAGGCGAAACAGTCTTCACCTCACCGACCGACAGCGTGTTAGGTGCGGGTGTTGATGCATCTTTGCCTTTTGGTATTGCGAGGTTGAGCAACTGCTTCGGGGCGCTGCCAGTAATCGATGCTCCTGCAGGTGCATCCGGTGGGTTGGTGATCACCTTCCCGATTGCCAGCTCAGTAGTAGTTACTGGACCGGATACTTTTTGCGGAGAAGGGAAGAAGCCTTTCTGAGGGTAAAGAGCCATGCGTCACCTCATGAGAAAGTTGCCACAACATAGGCTGAATTCCCTGCTGGCCGAACCCAAATAACCTGAGGTTCTGTAGCGCCAATCCAGTCCAGGGTGTTGAGGTAATGCCCCTTGGTGCCGGCTGCTGGCTTGCTTGCTGAATCTCGGAGATAAATCGCTCCGCTGATAACCTGGATAGACGCCTGTTGAGTTCCGTCCGTCAGCTTCGTCCAGTCGGAGCTATTTAATTGGTAATCCTGTGTCGCCATGGTTATGCCTCATATTCAATCCGTGTCATGTAGCGAGAACCCCAGTCCAGCGTAGAGACCGGAATGCTTACCGAGTCCGCGCCGTTAAACGGGAGGGTGAGCGTTTCGTTATTGCTGAAATGGACAATTGCGGATGTTGCATTGCCATCGCGTTTAAGCGTGACCGTAGATGCCGGCCGTGATGCCTGAATTCCGGTGGGCGATATGATGGGAGATGTCACAATATCTCCAGCCTCAAGCTGAGCGCCTGCGGACAGCAAGCCTGTATCAGTGACCTTTCGGTATACCGAGGCGGTAAAGCTACCTGCAGGAACGGCGGCGCATCGGGCAAGGAGGTAGTCAGTACCGCTCACCCTGGCTACGTACCACCTCAACAAAGCCTGGGCGTTGTTGGTGAACTGACGCTTAATGCGCGTCCATGCAGTCGGTGGCCCGCCATCTTGCGCTGCGGCAATGAAGGTGTTGCTCGACTCCGAGTAAACAGCCGTCAGCGCACCGGTTTTGGTGCTGATCGCGGTGGCGATCCCCATGTCAGAGGTAACAACAG